CTGGGCGGCGGCGCCGCCGGGGACCCGGCAGGCAATGAAAATGGCGGCGCCGGGTCGAATGGCGGCGGCGGTGGTGGCGGTGCGAGAGACATTCAAGGCGGTACGGGGGGTACAGGTAGCGCCGAGGCCATCTGGACGCAGACCAGCGACAGCGCGACGGCCGGCCCCGGCTCCGGCGGCGGTGCTGGCGCCAGCTCAAGCATCGGCGGCAATCCGTCAGGTGACAGCGCTGGCGGCGCGAATTATGGCGGCGGCGGCGCTGGCGGGGTTTATGACGGTTCCGGCGCAGGCGCGGCAGGGGCTGGCGCTGATGGCATCATTGTCATCACCTACGGAGAAAGCGGCGGCAGCGATCCGGTCGAAATTTCCAAGATTACGGCTTACGGCGTTGTCACGCGCCAGGCGCATGTTTCCAAGCTTGCGGCTTATGCCGTTCTCGGTGGCGTCGAGCTTCACGTCGACAAGCTCACGGCCTACGCCGTCATCCGCACGCCCGACCCGCTCTCCGGCTTCACCGACGGGCCGGAATGCACGACGCATGCCTGGGCCTGGCGCCTCGAGCGGCAGGACGGCACGGTGCTCGGCTTCACCGATCACGACCGCGATCTGAGCTTCGGCGGCGACACGTACGAAGCCGCGGCCGGCTTTTCCGCGTCCGAGCTGAAGGCGAATGTCGGGCTCGGCGTCGACGATCTGGAGGCAGCCGGCGCGCTGTCGTCGGACACGCTGAGCGAGGGCGATCTGGCGGCCGGGCTGTACGACAACGCCGCGGTGCAGCTCTGGCGCGTGAACTGGCAGAACACGAACGAGCGCGTGCTGATGCTGTCCGGCTCGATCGGCGAGGTGCGGCGCGGGCCGGTGGCGTTTCAGGCCGAGCTGCGCTCGCTGGCGCACAAGCTCGACCAGCCCGGTGGGCGGACCTATCAATATGCCTGCGACGCGGATCTGGGCGATGCGCGCTGCGGCGTCGACCTGACCTCGGCGAGCTACAAGGGCACGGGCACGGTCGACGCGGTCGAGCAGCCTTACCGCTTCACCGCGACCGGGCTGGACGGCTTCGCCGACGCCTGGTTCCGGCGCGGGCTGCTGACCTTCACCTCGGGCGCGAATAACGGCCGGAGCTTCGAGGTGCGCGATCATGTCAAGCTGAGTTCGGGCGTGCGGCTGGGGTTGTGGCTGACGCCGCCCTCGACGGTCGCCGCGTCCGACACATTCACGATCACGGCCGGCTGCGACAAGACCTTCGAGACCTGCAAGTCGAAATTCTCCAACGCGCTCAATTTCCGGGGTTTTCCGCACATGCCGGGCAACGAATTCGTGATCCGCTATCCGAACAAGGGCGACCCGAACAGCGGAGAGCCCCTTGTCGACTGATCTTGCGCCCGCTCCCGCCCGAAATCCCCGCGAAAGCGGGGACCCGGTTCCCCGCGACCAAATTATCCAAATCACCCGCTCCTGGCTCGGCACGCCCTACCATCACCAGGCGTCCGCGAAAGGCGCGGGCTGCGACTGCCTCGGCCTGATCCGCGGCGTCTACACCGAGGTGACCGGCCGGGTGCCGGCCACGCCGATGACCTACAGCCGCGACTGGGGCAACGCGCAGGGCAAGGAAGCGATGCTGGCGGCCGCGCGGGACTATCTCGTGCCTGCGGCGCCAGGCGGCTGTCTCGGGCCGGGTGAGGTGCTGATCTTCAGGATGCGCTCCGGCCACATCGCCAAGCATGCCGGCATCTATCTCGGCAATGGCCGCATGGTCCACGCTCAGGAAGGCGCGCCGGTCTGCGAAGTCTCGCTCGGCCAATGGTGGCGTCGCCGGATCGTAGGTGTTTTCAGTTTTCCCGGCGTTGAGTAACGCCGGGTGCGGCCGGACATCCGTCCGGCCTTGAGCCCGCTTGAGCGACGCTTGCCTGGTCGCGTTCAGCCAGCAACGCTCCGCGGGCCCCTGCGGCGCTTCGCGCCTGACCCAAAACCAGGTCTGAGCTTTGGGCGCCCGGGGCCCACGGCCAAGTGGGCCCACGGTCAGCGCGGAGGCGCTGACCTCCAGCAAAAACTCAGGCGGCACATGGCCACACTTGCATTAAGCCTCGCAGGCGCCGCGATCGGTCCGTCCATCTTCGGCGCGGGCACGGTCGCCTTCGGCCTGACCGGCGCGGCGATCGGGCGCGCGGTCGGCGGGCTGGCAGGCTCGTTCATCGACGCGGCGCTGCTCGGCGGCTCGGCTCCGAAAACCGAGGGCTCGCCAAAGCTCGAAGACCTGACCGTCACCTCCTCGACCGAGGGGCAGCCGATCATCCGGCTTTACGGGCGCGACAAGATCGGCGGCCAGATCATCTGGGCGACCGATTTCGAGCAGCAGAAGGTCAAGTCGTCCGGCGGAGGCAAGGGCCTCGGCGCGTCGCAGCCCTCGACCACGACCTACAACTATTTCGCCAATTTCGCCGTGGCGCTCTGCGAGGGGCCGATCTCGAAGGTCGGCCGCGTCTGGGCGGACGGCAAGGAACTCGACCTTTCCGACTACACGCATCGCATCTATCTCGGCACGGAGGACCAGCAGCCGGACAGCCTGATCGAGGCCAAGCAGGGCGCGGGCAACGCGCCGCCCTATCGCGGCGTGGCCTATGTCGTGTTCGAGCGCATGTTCCTGGAGAAGTTCGGCAACCGGCTGCCGCAGCTGACCTTCGAGGTGTTCAAGCCGGTCGGCGATTTCGAGGGCAAGATCAAGGGCGCCTGCATCATCCCGGCCGCCACCGAATTCGGCTACGGCACGGTCGAGGTGCGCTCCGATGTCGGCGGCGGCACGACGGCGTCGGAAAATGTCCACACCAATTTCGGCGCGACCGATTTCGTCATCGCGATCAACGATCTGGACGACCAGCTGCCGAACTGCGCCAATGTCTCGCTGTTCACCGCCTGGTTCGGCGACGATCTGCGCGCGGCCGATTGCGAGATCAAGCCGCGCGTCGACACGGCCACGAAGGACACGACGCCCTACAGCTGGTCGGCGGCGGGGCTGACGCGCGCGACGGCCGATGTGGTCTCGACGGACAACGGCGTTGCGGCCTATGGCGGCACGCCGGCGGACCGGACCATCGTCGAGGCGATCAAGAACCTCAAATCCGACACGACCGCCGACGACGACCCGGACGACGAAGACACGCTGATCGACAGCCACAAGGCCTTCAGCGTCGCCTTCACGCCGTTCCTGTTGATGGACATCCCCGATGGCAATGCTCTCACGGATCCTTACGACGGTGCGACGCCGCAGCCCAGCTATCCTTGGCGCGGCCGCATCACTTGCAATCCGGCCCCTGGCGAGGCTGGCACGCCGGACAAGACGGCGACGGCCGGCACTCAGATTGATACATTCTACGGCACCGTCACCGCCGCCGACTTCACGGTCGACACGGGCGCGGGAACGGTAAGCTATTCCGGCCCGTCCGAATGGAGCTATTCGCGTTTCATCCTGCACAACGCCGCGCTTTGCGCCGCGGCCGGCGGGGTGGACGTGTTCGTGATCGGCTCGGAGATGCGGGGCCTGACCTGGGTGCGCGAAAGCGCGTCGTCCTATCCGTTCGTCGATAATCTGATCGCGCTCGCCGCCCAGGTGAAAATCCTCCTGCCATCCGCGAAGGTGACCTATGCCGCAGACTGGTCCGAATGGTTCGGCCATCAGCCCGATGACGGGTCTGACGACGTCTATTTCCACCTCGACCCGCTCTGGAGTGACAGTAATATCGACGCCATCGGCGTGGACTTCTACTGGCCATTGTCGGATTGGCGAGACGGTCAGGATCACCTCGACTGGCAGGCGGGCTATCGATCCATCTACGATCAGGCCTACCTGAACTTCAATTTCTCGGGCGGCGAGGGGTACGACTGGTTCTACGCCTCCGACGCCGCGCGCGACAGCCAGACCCGCACGACCATCACCGACGGCACCTATGGCGAGCCCTGGGTGTTCCGCTTCAAGGATATGCGGTCCTGGTGGTGGAACCAGCATTTCAACCGCCCCGGCGGCGTGCGCGACGCCTCGCCGACCGTCTGGGTGCCGGAAAGCAAGCCGATCTGGCTGATGGAGGTCGGCTGTCCGGCGGTAAACAAGGGCGCGAACCAGCCAAACGTGTTTTACGATCCGAAGAGCTCGGAAAGTTCCTATCCGCACTACTCCTCCGGCGCGCGCGACGACCATATGCAGCGGCAATATCTGCGCGCCGTGCTCGACCGGTTCGGCGCGGAGGCGAGCGAGTTCGACCGCTGGGGGCATGTCTACAACCCGGTGAGCAACGTTTATGGCGGCCGGATGGTCGACATGGCGCGGGTCTATGTCTACACTTGGGACGCGCGGCCCTACCCGGCCTTTCCGTACAACAAGGTTATCTGGGCCGACGGCGATAACTGGATCACCGGGCACTGGATCACCGGCCGGACCGGCGAGGCGACGCTGGGCGAGCTGGTCGGCGAGATCCTGACCGATTACGATTTCGCCGATTACGACATTTCCGGGCTGGGCGGCGCGATGGCCGGCTACAAGCTCGACCAGCTGATGTCGGCGCGCGCGGCGCTGCAGGTGCTGGAGAACGCGTTCTTTTTCGACAGCTTCGAGGATGACGGCAAGGTCAAATTCGCCCAGCGCGGCAATAACGGCACGGCGCTGACGATCGACGAAAACGACCTGGTCCAGCTCGACGCCCGCTCGCCGCTTTACGAGATCACGCGCGGGCAGGAAAGCGAGCTGCCCGAGGTCGCCAAGCTGAAATTCATCGACGCCGACCGGGACTACAAGGCCGCGCAGGTGGAAAGCCGCCGGCTGGCCGGGCGCTCGGCGCGCATTTCCGAGGCGTCCTATCCGCTGGTGACGAGCTACACCTCGGCCCAGGCGATGGTCGACACGCTGCTTTACGAAAACTGGGCGGCGCGCGAGCGGGCGTCCTTCGCGCTGCCGCCGTCGAAGCTGACGCTGCGGCCCTCCGATGTCGTCGCGCTGACGGTCCGGTCGGGCACGGCCGATGCGCGGACCCTGAATTTGCGGCTGACGGCCATCGGCTTTGCCGAGGCGCTGCCCTGCGAGGCGCGCACGATCGAGCCGCATCTCTACGGCTCGTTCAACACGCCCGAGCGCGAGGGCGACCCGGGCACGGTGATCAGCTTCGGCGGTCAGCTCGCCGTCTTCCTCGACATTCCGATGATCACCTCGGAAGATACGCCGCACGCCGGCCGGCTCGGCGCCGTGTCCGATCCCTGGCCGGGGCAGGTGGCGTTCTACCGCTCGCCGACGACGTCGGGCTACGAGATCAACACGCTGATCGAGCAGAAGGGCACGATCGGCGAGACGCTGGGCGATTTCTATTCCGGCCCGACCTCGCGCTGGGACAATGGCAACACGATCGACATCGCGGTCTATTCCGGCGAGACGCTCGAAGGTGCGGACGATCTCCTGGTGCTGGGCGGGGCGAATTATGCCGCGATCCAGAACGCCGACGGCGGCTGGGAGCTGTTCCAGTTCGCCGCCGCCACGCTGATCGCGGCGGGGCAATACCGCCTGTCGCGGCTGCTGCGCGGCCAGCGGGGCACGGAAGGCGCGATGCGCGATCCGGTGGCGACGGGGGCGCGGTTCGTGCTGCTCGACAGCGCCGTGATCCAGGCGGCGATGACCGAGGACGATGTCGGGCTGCCGTTCAACTGGAAATACGGCCCGGCCCAGCTGCCGCTCGACGACGCCGCCTACACGACCGTGGCGCAAAGCTTCGACGGGGTGGGGCTGCGGCCCTACTCGCCGGTCCATGTCGAGGGCGCGCGCGACGGCTCGGACAATCTGACGATCAGCTGGATCCGGCGCGACCGCATCGGCGCGGACGCCTGGGAGCAGGTCGAGGTGCCGCTCAGCGAGGCGAGCGAAAGCTACGAGGTCGATGTGATGGACGGGGCGAGCGTGGTGCGGACGCTGGCGTCGTCGACGCCGTCCGTGGCCTATTCGGCGGCCAACCAGACGACGGATTTCGGCAGCCCGCAAAGCTCGGTGACGGTCCGCGTCTACCAGCTCAGCGCGACTTACGGCCGCGGGCAGTACCGCGAAGCGGTTATTTAGAGGGCTCGCTTTGCTCGCGCGCTTCGCATCCGCTCCGCGCCGGCCCGCTTGGCCGCGGGCCCCTGTTGCCCAAAGCAAGATCTGAGTTCGTGGCACCCGGGGCCCACGGCTAAGTGGGCCGACAAGGCGGGCGGAGGCCCGCCGCGCAGGCGAAGCCTGCCCAGCAAAGGACAAATCTAAATGGCCAACTCAACGAACCTCGCCCTCCCCTTCATCGAGGCGGCGCAGGCGCAGAAGCACGTCACGCATAACGACGCGCTGCGGGCGCTGGACGCCGTCGTTATGCTCGCCGTGCTCGACCGGGATCTGACGGCTCCGCCGGGCGGCGAAGGCGACGGCGACCGCTATCTGGTCGCCTCGACCGCGACCGGCGACTGGGCCGGCGAGGACGGCAAGATCGCGGCGTATCAGGACGGCGCCTGGGCGTTCTACGCGCCGAAGGAAGGCTGGTTTCTCTGGATCGCCGACGAGGACATTTTTCTTGTGTATAACGGCGCGAGCTGGATCGGCGGCGCGACGCAGAACGCCAGCCTGATCGGCGTCAACACCACGGCGGACGCGACGAACAAGTTGGCCGTGGCGTCGGCGGCGGTGCTGTTCACGCGGGCGACCGATGACATTCAGGTCAAGCTCAACCGGCAGGCCTCGGGCGACAGCGCCTCGATCCTGTTTCAGGAGAATTTCTCCGGCCGCGCCGAGATCGGCAATCTCGGCAATGGCGATTTCGCCTTCAAGACCTCGACCAACGGTTCGGCCTTCGACACCGGCCTGACGCTGGTTGCTGCTGCCGACGGCGTGCCGCGCCTGCCGAGCTTTACCGTTGCCGGGCTGCCGGCGGCGGGGACGGCCGGGGCCGGCGCGACGGCTTACGTTTCGGACGAAACCGGCGGCGCGGTGCTGGCCTTCAGCGACGGCACGGACTGGCGCCGCGTCACCGACCGCGCGGTTGTTAGCTGATGAATTTCCACCTTGACGTGTGCTGACTTTTTCCTGTCAAGTCGTTCAAGTGATGCGTCGTGTGATCCGCAATCAGAGATCCATTCATGGCGCTCCTGCAATCCGACCTCCGGCAGCTTTTCCCGCACGCCCGCGACGACTATCTCGCGGCGCTGGAGCGGAACGAGCGGCTGCTGACCGAGGCCGGCATCCTGACCGATCCGCTCTGCCTGTGCCATTTCCTCGCCCAGGCGGCGCACGAGACCGGCGGCTTCCGCATCCTGTCGGAAAGCGGCAGCTATTCGGCCGAACGGCTGCGTCAGATCTTTCCGCGCTATTTCACGCCGGCCCAGGCGCGCGTCTACGCCCGGCGCTCGAAAGCGATCCTCTCCCGCGCTTACGCGAACCGCATGGGCAACGGCCCGGAACACACCGGCGACGGATGGCGGTATCGCGGGCGGTCGTTTCTGCAGCGCACCGGCCGCTGGTCCTACGCTGACAGCTCGCGCCGGCTGAATGTCGATCTGATCGGCAATCCCGACCTCCTGATCGAGGACTTCAATCTCGGGCTGAAGGACGCGCTGCTTTACTGGTCAGACAAGGATCTCGGCCGGATCGCGCGACAGTTCGGCGCGACGCATGAGGGCGTGCTGCGCGTCTCCAAGGGCATCAACACCGGCAATCCGTGGTCGTCCATTCACCCGAACGGCTTCGCCGACCGCAAGCGGATCTTCGATCAGGTCTGGGCGAAATACGGCAAGGCCACGATCACGGTGCGGCTTGATCCGGCCGCCGACGGCGTGCTGGAGGAAGGCGAGGAAGGCGAGGCCGTCCGCGAGCTGCAGGAACGGCTGGCGGCGCTGGGCTATCCGGTCGGCGAGGCGGACGGCGTGTTCGGCCCGCGGACCGCATCGGCCGTGGCGGCGTTTCAGGCGCGGGAGAAGCTGACCGTCACCGAGCCGGGCAAGTGGGACGTGGTTCACGGCGACGTGCTGGCCTCGGCCAAGCCCTTCGCCGACGAGCCGCGCAAGGATGTGACGGCGACCGAGCTGGCCGAAAAGGGCGACCGGCCGGTCTCGGTGCTGACCTGGGTGCGCAACGCCTTCGCCACGGTCGCCACCTTTGTCGGGCTCGACACGGCGGTCGACCAGGCCGGCGTGCAGCTGCCGCAGACATTGGTCGGCATGCGGAAGGTTATCGATCCGCTGACGGCGGAACTGAAATGGCTGCTCGGCCATGACTGGGCCTGGATCATCCTCGCCTGCGTCGGCGGGGCGGTGTTGGCCAACTGGCTGATCGGCCGCGCGGTGGCCAGCTACCGCGATTTCAATCGGGTGCGCGCATGATCCTGTATTTGGGCGATGAGCATGAAACGGACCGCGCGACGCGGCGCTGTCAATGCCAGCGCCTCGGCGATGCCGTCGATCTGATGGTCTACCAATATTGGCAGTGTCGCCGCAAAGAGGTGCACAGCGTGGAGGCGGTGGCGCGCCATTTCGGGCTGGAGCGCCGGACGGTCGTCGACGTGCTGAAGCGCTGGCCGCGCGGCGCAACCGGGAGGGCGCGTCCATGCTCGGTCTGATCGGCGGCGTCCTGAAAACCATCGGCCTGCGGAGCGCCGCCGGGCTGCTCGGCTTTTTCGACAGCGCGAAATGGCTGCTGATCGCCGGCGCGGCCGTGATCGCGGTGCTCTGGGCGACGGCGGAATATGGCCGCTGGGTCGAGCAGCAGGAACGCGCCGTTCAGGAGGCGATTGCCCGGGAAAGGGCGCGGACGGAATTTCAGGAGACGTCGCGCATCCTGGAAGAGCGCGCCAGAAGCGACAAGGCTGAACTCGCCGCGATCGAGAAACAGGAAGCGAGGCTGCGGGATGAGACGAGCGACGATAACGGCGCTGTTCTGTGGGACACTGATGATCGCTGGCTGCGGTCGAAGCGATAAGGTGCTGGTCGATCTGTCCAGCCTGCGTTGCCCGCCCGTGCGGGCCTCCGACGCGCGCGCCCTGCGGCAAAGCCCCGCGCCGCCGCCCGAAGGCGCGATCACGCGGGCGAAGGCGCAGGAATGGATCGACGGGCTGGGCGCGCAGGTCCGGCGCATGTCGAAGGCCGGCGAGCGCGTGATGTGGCAATATGACCGCTGCCGGGCCGGCATCGAGCAGGCGGCGGGGTAACACCATGACAGGCTCGGCTCATGAACGGCTCCACCGGGACACCCTCGATCGACACTGGGGCTCTCTTGTATCCGGTCTGGGAGCGGATCGGCAGGGTGGAAGCGGACACGCGGCTGTTGGAAAACGAGCACAACCATCTGCGAAACGGGCTCGACAAGGTCGAGGTCGAGCAACAGCGCATCTGGCTCGCCATGGAGAAGGACCGGGAACGCAACCGCGAGGAGCGCGAGGAGATCAACCGGCGGATCAACCGGGCGATCCTGTGGCTGGCGATCGCGGCAAGCGGCGTGGTGTTCCAGCTCGTGCGGGCAAAAATCGGCATCTGAGCCGCGTGCGCGGCTTCGAATATGCCATGCTTTTCATTGCGGTGGCCGTATGGGCGTTCGTGATTTTCTTGCCGCTCTGGTCCTGATCGGGCTGGCGGGCTGCGCCGGTCCGGCTGCTTTCCGGTCTCCTCCCGAAGGAGGTGCGGAGCTGTGGGCGCCGGCCGTGGAGGCGACGGCCCCCGGATCGTTGTCCGGGGCAGGTCATCACCCAATCGCCTCACCCACAGCTCCGCAATCGCTTCGGCCGGCGCGGGAATGCCCGCCGCTCGATCCGGCGATCCGCGCCGAGGCCGGCCGGCTGACGCCGATCGACGACAGCTGGCAGCGCGCGCTGATCCTGTCGGAGATCGCCAAGAACCGCGCTCTGGCGGAGGCGCTGGCGGCTTACGAAGCCTGCCGGGATGTATCGCGACAATAGTCGCCAGTATTCATGCGCCGCTGGGCAGTCAAACGCGCGGACTGCGGAAGTCTTTCCAAGTCAATCTCAAGATGAAAATCCGTTGCCCGCCAACGGGTTTCGCGCCGCCCGCCTTGCATCCGGGCGGCTCCACGCGGACGCGCTCGCGCTAATCGCACCAGCCCTTGCGGCGGCCGCCATATTTGCGCGCAAATCCCTCCCGCACCATCATCGCCGCCGCATCGCGCCCGTCAATGACGAGCCGCGCCAGCTCCCGCCGGTAGGCGTCGCGAACGCCCAGCATCCACAGCTCCACCCGCTGCGCTGATCGGATCGCGTAGGTCAGCCGCAAGGTCGCCGCCTGGCCCAGCGCCAGCTCGCGCGCGCAGCCCGGCCGCCAGGTCTCGGGCGCGTCGAAGCCGAGAAGCCGGTAGCGCCCCGCCGCATCCTTCACCGTGTCGCCGTCGATCACGGTCAGCCCCTCCGCCGCCACCGCCGCGCCCGCGCAGAAAAGCCACAAAGCCATGAAAAGCCCTTGTCTCATGCCGCGATTGTGATGCAAAACGTCATCTCCGGCGAGTGGCGGGCTCACTCATCGGTGGCGATGCCGTGCTGGGTCAGCCAGCTGCGCAGATTGGACAGCGCGCCGGTCAGATGGGCCTCGACCTCCTGACGGCTGACCGCCGCAACGGCGCTTTCCAGAATGGCGTCGATCGCCGCGATCAGCAGGCCGTTCTCGATGTCGAAATTCGTCGCCACGGCGTCATGCGTCATTTGGTCGGCGAGGTCGTGATCGTTCGGCATGTTGTAGGCCATGGCGATCATCAGGTCGGTCCGCCTGACCGCGTGCCGCAGATACCACATGGCCTTGGCGATATCCTCGGCGCCGCCCTTGGCCTTGTGGCGGGCGATATATTTCAGAGCGTTGCCGCGATAGTAATCGAGGTTGTAGGCGTCAATAATTTCGATGCATTCCCAGGTCGCGCCCCTGTAATGGTCCGGGCTATTCACGGGATCGTTCATGGTTCATCTCCGAAATCGACAAATGCTTCCGTGTCTTTCTCGGCGTCGACCAGGCCGTCGCGGTAGCCCTGCAAGTAGCCGAGCCCGCCGCTGACGATCGAGGCCGCCGCCAGAAGGATGAAAAAGGTCTCTGTCATCTGAAATCCGGGCGGCGCAGGCCAAATCCGCGCCGCCCGGCCCCCGCCGGTTAATGGAATTTCTTGATCAGCAGGACGCGGCCGGAATAGCCGTGATTGTCCACCTCGACACCCATCACATCGTCGTCGGCCCAGCTCTTGCGGCCCTCCACGGCGATCGAGAAGCCGTCGCGCAGCGGCGCTTCCAGCCCGCCGCCGACAAAAAACCCGTCCGGGTCGAAGCTTTCGCCGGCCACGGAAAATTCCTTCCATTCCCAGCCGGCATTGCCGTAGAGCAGGCTGTGTCCGATCGGCAGGCCGAGCCGTAGCCCGGCGGCGTAGGACAGATCCGCCTCGATGGTCTCGTCAAAGACGGAGGCCTGGGCGTTGTTCCAGTCGATCTCGCCGAACGCGCCGAACACCAGCCCGCCGGCGTGATGGTCGTAGCCGGCCCGGCCGGTGACGATGACGCCGTCCGCCGACAGATCCAGCGCCTGGCCGCCATTTTCCAGCTCGAAGCTGTTGGCGTCGTAACCCGCCCCGAGACCGAGATAGAAGCCGGTCCAGTGATGATAGGGCGCGGTGTAGTCGGCGCCGCGGTCGGACGACCAGCGGCCGAGATCGGCGGCGAAGGCGGAGCCCCCCGCGCCGGCGATCAGCAGAAAAGAAATCAGCAGTCTTTTCATTATCTTAAATCCCTCTTTATGGAGGCCCGCTTCGCGGGCGCGCGGCGCCTCCGCGCCGCTTGTGGGCCCGCT